TTGTAAAGATCCCGGTACGTCAATGTCAGGAACTATCTTAATACCTTTAACGTCTTTTGCGGTTGCATCTTCAAATATAGATCCAAAGTCTAGTTTGCTTACTATTTGCTCTGTGCCGCCTAAAATTGCGTCTGCCTGCTTTCTGAAGTTGTCTATAATATCCTGAAACGCCTCATCAAATGTTTTTTTGGTTGCAACAACCTCAACACCTATTGCGATATCACCCCTAAGCCCTTGTTGAGCTTTACCCAATCTTTCAATAAGGTCAAGCTCATTCTTTATCTTGTTAGCGTCCTTATCTCTTTGTTGTGCGCCCTTTACCTGTGCATCATTCAGCCTTACCAAGTCTTCTGCATACTTCTTAGCAACCTCTCTAAGTCTTTCCTGTTGGGATTCGATGAATATTTTTCCTAAAAGGCTCTTTACATATTTGTCGTAGCTTTTAGTTAATTGGTCAACCGTTACCCTTTCGCTATCAAGGCTTTTAAAGTAAGTAGGTGCCGATTGGTTCAGCTTCTTTAGGATCTTGTCTTGGTCTTCCCTCCTACCTGCCAATTGAGGGTAAAGATTCACCAGCAAACTAATGTTAGCTAGTTCATCACTTATGCCCTCTACGCTCTTTTTTTGCGCCTCCGTTAATTGTTTTGTTCCTCCTATAAGAGCATTGAACGCCCCACTCAAAGAACCGTATTTCTGAATCAAAGCCGTAACGCCTGCGGTAACTGCACCAAAGGCAAAAGCTAATCCAGCAGGGCCAAACAAAGAAGCACCCAAAGCCTTTAACGCTGCACCTGTACCGCCTGAAGCCCTTGATAATGCAGTAAACTGGTCTAATACGATTGGTAAGTTATTCTGAATGGCAATAAACCCGAAAGGAAGGTCACGAGCTACTTGTCCGAGTGCATTAAGTGAAGGAACAGCATTAGCAGCCTTTTGCGCCCCATTTGCAATACCACCGAGAGCATCCCCAGCAGTCTTTGCTACTGGCGGTATTTTTCTCAAGTTATCGTAAAATGATGGGAATCCCTTACCACCTACTTTCTCAATAGTAAATCCAAACTTCTTTACTTCCTTTTCTAACTGTTGTACGTTATCAAATAAAGATGGGAAGCCCTTGCCGCCTATTTTCTCAATAGTAAACCCAAACTGCTTAATTGTGCGTTCAGCTTCGCTAACGCCTTTTTGCAAGCCACTAATATCTGCGCCTATCGGGACGCGTAAACCTTCGCTCATTTTAACGATTCAAAAAGTTTTTTAATCTCATCCTCGTCCGCTTCCTGTGGTTCATCCAAAGGCCATAGCTCCTCCGGGCTGTTTATCTTTGAGCCTGCCGTTTTAGCAATAACATACATGATGTTTCTGTTTAGCTTGCTCTCGTATATCCTAGCCCGGTGAAACCCTCTAGCCATTAACTCAAATTCAATAGGTGATACAGAATAGAACTCGTTAGGTGTTAAACCCATTTCATAGGCCAGTATCTCTACCTCTTGGAAGTCTTTTTTTTTCCTTCGCCTGCTGCTTTAATTAACTGTGATTCGCTCCATACTTTAACCACTGAGGCAATGGCATTTATTTTCTCTGTGTCACCTATGGATGATTCCACAAAGTCTACCATGTCTTCAAATGTCAATGAAGGAACTTCGTCTTTTACAGCGCAGCTATTCATATACCCTGAGTAAAGTACGTGGGCTATGCCTATTTCTGTTATTTCATCCCCATCGAAGCAATAATTCTTTTGGAACTTATCAGCCAGATATCTAGCCGAATACATACCAAACTTCAATACTACATCATGGGAATTGATAGTAATTTTTGTGGTATTCATGTTTATACAGTTATATCAACGATTCCATCAGAATTAAGAGTAATTGAAAACTTTACATACCCTGCTGATTCGCCTGTAAGATCCAACTGAGTGATACGCGCATTGAAAGAATGGAAATAAGCAGCACCCAAAGAAGAACCACTAACTACTGGATTCTGTACCCTTACCGATACGAGTGTTTTGTTTACGAAAGCCGTCAACAGTGCGTTGTAACTTACCTGTGAAACCGTTGGTGCAGTCTCACAAACAGCGTCAGCCGTAATTGTGTACTTAACTGAACCTACCGCCGTTAACAGTCCGCAATCTGTGTCTTCCTCTGTTACGTCTACTGAACCAGAAACCGTCTTGGATTGAACGCAAACGAGAGTCTTGAATGAACTACCGCCCGCTACATCAATTTCAATAGGTTGATTTGAACTTAATACTTGTGCCATGTTACTTTTGAATTAATGATTGTGTGAATGTTAATATCTTTCTTGTTATGTATTCGCCTTCAGTATCTCTTTCGTTTAGATACCTGGTTGATTCTAATTGAATATGTCCAAAGGCAAAGTCGTTGTCTACTAGATTGCCGCCTATCATCGGTAATATCCTGTCGCTCACCATGCCGGAAATCTCATCAACAGCATCGTAATTCTGATACTGGTTCTGCCTAGTGAATATTTCTACGTTTATAGAGGTCTCCCTTATAAATAGCGTATCGTTGGCCTCGTTACTTTCTGTTATACTGGAAATCTCTATAAAGTAGTCAGGGATGGTCACTAGTATAGGCGGCTCATAAACAGGTAAAGTATAACCATTGTATTCTATACCCGCCAGAGCAGCCTTGTAAGTCCTTCGTAATGATTTGCTAGCGTTCTTCACCTTTGCTTTCTGATTATATTCCTTAGTGAACTAATAAACTCCGGCCTGTGCTTTCTTATGGATGGGAACAAAAACGGCTGTGGCTTTATACCTTTAGTCAGGATGATAAAGGCTATAAACTTTGCCAGTTGCCTTTCCATGATAGCCTGTTTCAAGAAACCTGCTTTCTGGAATTGTCCCTTCCTTTTACCGCTTCCTACCTTCTTTATTTCGGTTGCTGCAATACCCTTTCGCTTTACCCAACCCGTAAGCCTGTCAATCATCTGCTCATAACTTCCCCTACCCTTTTTACCCTTTGCCGCCTGTGCTATCTCTCTTGCTTCCTCTGGAACGCTTACATACCTTTTAGTGCCAAACTCGATATAGGGAGCGTATTCCTGTTGAACCACAATCTCATAATCACCTAACTTATCATTGTCAATGATTATCTTGTCTCCAAGAAATCCAAAGTCTCTAGGTGCAGCCATCTTTGCGCTTTCTTGAACATTTACAGCATACACCTGCGCGGCGGTATCTATCTCGTCAATCAACTCCGCACTACTTGTTTTTAGCTCTTTAATAGCTGCTGCAAACCCTTTTGTAGTAATCTTTATCAAATCACCACCTTTTTATATAACCTTGAATTGAGTAACCTATGATGCGGGAAGTCCTGAATGCCTGCCGTTTTATCTTCATCGTAGTTCAGCCCTTTATTCTTATACTGCCATGCAACTAATACCTTTATGTCGGTCTTTAAGTCTTCAGGGAGCGATATAAACCCCGCTTGATATGTAACCTTAAAACAACCGTTTCGAATCTTTAATGTGTCCCCTATTAGTGCATACTCTGAAGGGTCTACCAATGTCCACTCAATAAATGAAGTCAGTTCATAAACGGAAGTCAAAGAAGCAACCGGAGAATAAGGAAGCTCTATTTGTTCCCTGTCCACATCTACAATACTTTCTAATGTCTTTACACCAAATGAAAGTCCTGTGAACTTCTCCAAATGCCTTCTAGTACTTTTACCCAACTCAACGAGCAAAGTATCGTCATCGGTGAAGTCCTTTATCCTGAGCCAGTTCTTAATCTCCGTCAAGGAAACAGGCTCCGCTACCATATCTGAAATAACCGTTACTTTCATCTGAATGTGTATTTATTCGGCACGTCTGTTAACCATGCCTCAAATGCTTCCAATTCTTTGTTAGGGTCTAGTTCCCTACTTCTCTCCTTAGCCTTTTTGCTGGCTTTCTTATACTCTTTCGGGTCGTCTAGTTTCTTAATAGCCTTTACCCAACCGTCTATATCGTCCCTGTCTACATATATCCCCGCGTCTGCACAATTCTCTTTTAGTCCTGGTGTTGGGTTGCATATAACCGGAATCCCTGAACTCATAGCCTCTGTGGCTGTCCTTCCCCAACTCTCAAACTTGCTAGGCATTATTAGTATCCTAGTTTGCTCGTATGCCCTCATAATGAATGGCGTATTATCCATTATCGTTACGTTGCTAGGTTGGTTTATGTGTTGTCCTTCGCTAGCTGGCTCTGAGTAACTTCCTTTCACACCTAAGAACTGTTTTTCTGGTAACCTAGTAGCTATCTCCCTCAGTATCTTTCCACCCTTGTTGCCGTCTAAGTTTATGAGGGTAATAAATTGGTTTTTCTCAGGATCTCGGTTTATATCGTACTGCCTCCAATCAACGGGAGGGTGAACTGTAATACTTTCGTGTTGGTAGTTTAGTTTCTCTTTCGCCGCCTCTGAATTATAAACGATATACTGAGGCCTGTCCGCTAGTTCGATACTTGGGTAAACTGAATAATTATGAATCAAGTGGACCACAGGCTTCTTAAACACCCTTGCTAGCCCTATTGTCTGTTGGGTGTAGTCTAGATGTGTCATCACTACATCACTCCATGCGAATAGCGTCTCTGTTAAATTCTGCTCAGGAGGGAAAACGTCTATACCTTCATAGCAGTAGATGTTTTCAATCTTGTAATGATTCGCCTGCCACAGTAAAACCCTTACCTCGTGTCCTTTGCTTTGGAGGTACTTGTTCATCGCGTGAATCATCCCTTCAGCTCCGCAGTTATGCTTTGGCGGGTATAAGTGTATTGAGCAAAGTATTCTCATTTGATATATTCCATTACGATCATCATATAACCCATATCATCCTTAGTACCGTCTTTAACAACATGAAAGCCATGTGCCTGAAATTCAAATGCAGTCCATAGGCTCTTATGTATCTCTAGTTCGTTACCATACGCTGCACCTTGTTCTATCCACACTGCCGGCGTAACAATCACAAACAAACCCTTTTCGTTTAGTCTTTCCTTCGCCCTAGTAATCACCTCAACACCTTCATCTTTTGTGAAGTGTTCTATCACATCTGTCATGAGAATACAATCCCATTTCCTGTTATCCTTTTCAAAGAACTCCTTAATAGTACACTCGTGAACTTTATCGTAACAGCTCCAAAGTGGAGAGCGGTAGTTAAACCCTTCTACACCTTCTAACTGTGTGTTGTAATTCACTCCGTTGTCTAACCAGTTTCTAACACCTGCGCCGTTTATTCCATGCCCTATGCCTAAGTCTAATACCGTCTTAGGGTTGTTCATTAGAATAAGCCTTATTGTATCTCTAAAGGCGGAATAGCTACCGATGGGCAAAGTCTTTAGTTTTAGGTAGTTTAAAAAGAGGGAGGTTACGGCCTCCCCCTTTATTAATTAAGAAACTGAACCATAGATGGCAGAAGTTGGTTGGAAGCTCAACAGCTCAACCCTTGCCTCACACCTATAAGTCACAAGGTTCTTGGTGAAGTCATCCTGATCGGTCTCAGTGCTTCTCACGCTCAAACCTGAAGCCTGTGCAATAGCAAAAGCCTGACGGTTGAATACGTAAATCCTACCAGTAGGAATAGCCTGATGCGGGATCAATGGAATACCTGCTACCCTAGTTTCACCACTCGCACCGATGGTGATACCACCAGGGACAGAGTATGAACCATTTGAAGGCAGCGTATTCAACACGTTAGCCCATGCAGCATAAGTGGTAAGGATCGTATCGGCCTGTCCCAAACCGAGTGCGCCATGCTGTGCCAAGTAGTCAATGATACGTGGAGCTGCACCAGTTGAAGATGTAGAACCACCAGTGGCATTAGCTGTGATCGTTGCCATGAACCTGTTATCTACCGCCCTGTTCCAATCTTCCAACAGTGAGCTAGAAAGATAAGACTGAAGGAAAGGAAGATCCTGAAGCATCTGGCGAGATACCTTAGCGTAACCAGCGATGAAAGGAACAGAGGTGTTAACCATTGTCACATCGTAGTCAACGAAAGGCTTAGCTGATCCTTCAGTTTGCGCACCGAATGAACCTTCACCAACGGGGTTGTTACCACGCGGGAATGTTACGTTACCAGTCGCAGTAGGGATGATCCTAAACACATCATACAGGTGAGGTGAAAAGTAAGAACGCATGATGGGATTCTCTACATACGACAAAACGCTAGTACCTGTCAATCCACCGTAGTTACCAATAGCTCCGAGTGTCATTACACCAACGGCCTTAGAATCCTGAAAGGGTGTTTCAGATTTGATCTTGTCAAAGTTAGATCCGATGATGTCGATCATTGCGCTGGTCAATGCTTTCTGGCGGTTTGCACCGATAGCCTCAGCTTCGATGTTGGCCTTTAGCTTGCCATTAGATGCAATCATTTCGTCCACCTTTGCCTTTACCTCGGCAAGTGTTTCGTTTTTCTTTACCGCATCTTCGTTAAGTTGCGCTACCTGTGCAGCGTGCTTTTGGTCGAGTGCTGCGAACTCGCTTTTTACTTGCTTCTCAATGTTAGAGAGGCCGTCCTTAATCAGGACATCGAAATTTTCCATTCTTGTAAAGATTTTAGTGAATGATTTAATGTTTCATTCACAGCTTCTTTACTCTGCTTTGGCTGCTCCAATGCCTGCGCTGTTGGAGTGCTACTCATCGTTTCAATTATCTGTGCTAGTTGCTTTATTTGGAGTATACACAACTCTATTGTTTCGTCTGTAGCGTCTGTGTTAGCTACAAACTTTTCAAAGGCTTTAACCCTTGAGGCTAATGCTTCTACCTTACTCATGCCTTTCATCTCCAACAAGGGAGTAAACTCATTCGCGCCCCAGCTTGTAAGTGATGAACCTTCGTAAAGCTTTACATTAGTGATATTGTTAAAACCGTCTCCCTTTCTTCTGTCTGTAGGAGTAAGGTCATTAAACCCTATCGAATGTTCCTTAATTAGGTCGCTCTCTACCATCTTTATGAAGTCCCGGCCAAGGTCATGTTTACCTATCTGTGAGCGGTAGAATAACCCGTATTCGTCCTCTTTAAGTTCGAGTATCTTGCCCAAAGGTTTCCCGGGATCATGGTTCAAAAGGTGCTTAATACGTCCCTTTGGCATCCAGTCCTGAATAGAACGGTCAAACGCTCCTTTGTGAATAATATCACCGTCAGCGTCTTTTATGTTGAATGCTGCGAAGTAGCCAGTAACAATGCCTTCCTTACGGTCAACATCCTTAACTTCTAGTTCCAGCGTTTTGTAATTGTATATCATATTGTACCCCATTTCATATGTTCTTCCATTTTCCTAAGTGGAACGGAATTTGGCCTATACCACTTAAAAACCTTCATAAACATTCTCCATTGATAAGCCTTAGCCTTATCCCTATTTAATATCCTAATCCGCTTCCTCATCTTCTTATTAACCTCCCGTTGTTATCTCTTTTTGGTTCAAATGCTATTGTACATCTACAGTTAATCGTAAACTCCTTTGGTGCATCTGCATCCCCTGGTTGTTGTGCATTCGCTGCCTGTCCATTCCTACCGACCTGAAAAAAAGCTTCATCCATCTCCCTTTGTTGGCCGTCTAATATCCAGTGATCAAATACATTCTTTTCGTACCGTCTCGTCCGGGTATCTTTTGCACTTATCCACTTTTTCACCACAACAAACTTGTGCTTCCTCGCTCCTGCCATGTGGCCTAGATTACTCGCTCGCATCGTCTCGGTTCGTGCAATCCTTTCAGCCCAATAACTACTCCTATCTCCAAACTCTCTTATGCTTCTTAGAATGTTATTAGTCACCACATCAACGCCTAATCCCTGTTCTACACCGTCCTGAATCTGTTTGTTAATCAAGTCTAAAATCACCTCTCGGAAATTCCCGCTAACTGTACTCACTAGGTTTAATCCGTATCTCGCTAGCCATTCGTTTACTTCCTGTGTCCACTCAGCGTTGAAACCCATGCTCTTTTCATACTGCTTTGAGATGTCTCTTAGCCTTCTATACTGAACATTGGCAAACGTTACGAATGTTTCTTGGTACATCTTTTTATAAACCTCTAGTAGCTCGTTATTCCACAGTTCGAGCATATTTAAACTGCCCTTGTCCTTGTACGATTCAATGAACTCTTTTAACTTTCTATCCAGTACCGCCTTTATTCTCGCGCTATACTTAGCTTGTAACTTCAGTTGTATCCTTGTTACCCGCCTCCAATATGTCCTGCGCTCACGTGGTTTCATAGTAAACAACTTCTGAAAGCCTTATAACTGCGTTTACATCTTTTATCACTTCATCATAAGGCAATGGCCCGCTATCCGTTTGCTCGTACTTTGCTGAGTATATTTCACCAAACACATACAACCATTCCCCTATAATTTGAATCTCGCTTTTAAGCCTGTAATTCAGTTTGTCCCCGTTCTTCAGTTGAATTTCGATCTCTTGCATATAGTAGTTTTTGATAGTAATCTTGTCTTGCTGCGTTCCTAAACTCCCTCTCCATTCTGCACGTTCTTTCTTTCTCTAGCTTAGGGTACTTAGTCATCACCATTGCCCATATCTCCTGATTCATCGTCAATAGTTAAATCCATTCCAACGTCTTCCAACTTTACTAAACCACTATTCACATAAGAATAAGCGTATGCGCCGCCCCTTGCCTCATACCCTGTAAACTCTCTCTTTTCATCCATCGTAAGGTGATCTGCATGCTTAACAGCATTAAACAACTCTAGTATGTTTTTCTGCAACTCTGGCAAAGCCTGAATGTCAAAGTCAACATAGTATTGATCATTGCCATTCTTCGATACCAACCACCTGTTTAATTCATCCCTCAAAGATGCTATGGCAGGAACTATCGTATTAGTTACCAAGTCCCTCAGTGCATTCTGGTAGTTGTTATCAGTCATGTAATCGGCCTCAAACAGAACCACCGGCACGCCAAAGACCCTACAAAGTTTGTGAAGGGTAATCTTTTGGCTTTCTATCAGCTGCATATCTACCGAACTCAAACCGAAATCAAGATATTTCCAGGGGGTTTGAAGTACAGTTATATTTCCTTTATTAGTGCCACCGTTCACATAGTCACGCATGAAGTTTTTAATTTCGTGCGCTTGTTCAAGTGTCACCATTGGCACCTGTTGGTTAACTGGCTCAGGACTTAACGCACCCTTCGCGCCGCCGTTCTTCATCATCGAATAGGCAGCTATCTCAGCCTCGTTCCCCATCATTGAGGTCCTATAAGCGGCCTGAAGTGGACTCATACCCCTAATCCCTATATGGTCATCAATTACAGTCGGGTTAGGCATCTTCCACTGAAGGACCGATTCCTTGCTCAAAGGAATACCCCTAGCTACATTTAATTTCCAGCCTAGTATTCCGAATATGTCATTAGGATCTAGAATGTGATCCATCTCCTGACTAGGTAGCGGGAACATCTCTACTATGGGAGCTTTCGGATTATCTGATCCTCCGTTATTGCCCCAGATAAATCCCTCCCCGGTCAACCAGTACCATGTGTATAAACTCTCAAAGAACTTATCTTGTCCCTGCGATGGGTTAGGTCTTTGCAGGATCTCAGCTAGTTGCCCATCTTCAACGATGTCATCTGAATCGTAGGCCTTTTCCCGCCATTTAAGGGCCTCAGCAACCGAACCCGTACTTATTCCCCTTGAAAGACTTTTATACCGTTCTAAGGCTACTTTAGCCCCTTTATCTTTGCTTTTCTTGTAAACATACCAGGGAATCGAACTTGCCTTCCTTGCCAAGAGCGAAACAATGGAATATACATCCGCATTGGAAGCATAGCTATCCTCAACTGATGTTTGTTTGTTGTATTGGCTCATCACCGTCTGGCCGAATACCATCGGAAAAGGCATTGTCGGCTGATTCGGATTTAAACCTTTTTTCTTAAAGATGTCAAATAAACCCATCGTTTATATTGCGCCCCACGTTAACGTAGGTGTTTTACTTTTTGTGAATATCGCGTATCTCATCGCGTCCATAACGTGGTCATTCTCTTTATCCGGCTCATCTAATACCACCTCGTTCTTGTCCACTTTCCACTTGTATTTCTTTATCTCAGCTATGATGTTTAAACTGTTCTTTTCGATGAACAAAGGATAGCTCTTTACTTTCCTTATTCCCTCTGTTACGTCTTTGTCCGCTGGCTTAACGTTAAATCCTGCCCGGTATAATTCTTCAATTGTCTTTGGTTCGGCAGCATCACAGAATATTTCATCTGTCCGTTTCAACGCTAAATTTTGTAGTTCTGTTATTAGGTCCGAGGTAGTTAATCGGGTCTTATAGAGCATCTCCTTAACATAGGCCACACCGTCCGCTATTGTTATTCGCACCAGTGCTGAGGCCACATTGTAGCCAAAATCAAGGCCGTAAAAAACCTGGCCTTCAGGTATGCTATCTGTTAACTTCCAATGGGTGTAGATCTGTTCTTTGCTTGTTCCCCTTAGTCCTAGTCCGAATACCTGCCACATCATCTCGTCCGCATCTTTGTAGCTTTCTATTACCCTTATCTGTGGTGCTGGGAGAAACTTGTTATCCTTATAGGTGCTATGTAGTTTAACCGCATCGTCACCATCAGCCACAGCGTAACACCAACAGTCAAAATCTGACGGGTTGAGGTCTATTATAACCTTGTATTGGGTACGCATATCCAATTGGTCAAATAGAGCCTTGCTGATAAGGTTAGCCTCATTAATAAACAGTATCTTTCGGCCTGGGCCTTTTGCTTTGTCGTGTTCCTCTAGCCCGTAAAACTCTATATAACTACCGTTTGGCAGGTTATATATGTTATCGCTCATATTGTGCCATGCTTCCCTATACCAACCCATCGCCTTTATTATGTTCCCAAAGTCCCTTAAAGCACCCTTTTTCAAGTGAGGAAGGGAATGGGATACCACCGTTATGGAAGTATTAGGGTTGTTTATGGCATAGGTTATTAGGACTTGCATTATGCTATACGACTTGCCCGATCTAGCACCGCCCTCATTAACTATGTACCGTTTATCGCTATTTAAAAGAGCTTCAAGATTTTCCTCATACAGCCTCGTAACCTCTATATCAATCTTTTCTGACAAAGTTTACTGTTGGTAAATCACTAAAGGAATGGGTATTGTCTTGCTTTACTTTGCTCGTGTTTAAGGCTTCCATCTCTTCTTCATCGGCTATCAGCTTCATTGCTGCTATTGCTAGCGCTGGATTATCCGAATCAAACCACCTTTTTTTCATTTTAGCCTTAATCTTTACCTTCTGATCGGCTATTTTTGCCTTAATCTTATCGAGAAACTCGATTTCCCAAGTGTAAAGAGTAGTCTCATCTATGGGTAAATGCAAAAACACCTCGGCTAATTTTGTGCAGTTATGCTCTTCTATTGCCGAAAGTGCCTGTTGTAGGATTTCATTTTTGTTATACGCCACAAATGAAAAAAGCGGGCATTTTTCAACCCGCTTCAAATTTACCTAAACTTTGTTAGATATTATTCAATAATTATGCACGTTTTTTAAACAACGGTTAAAACTCAACCAACCCTATTGTTACTTTCTTGTCATTATAAACGCCTTCTATTGTGTCCCATTCTGGATTCCAGTAGTCTACATAGCCCCTCCGTACACTGCCATCTTCGTAGCGAATCCATACCGTAAAATCTTTGCTAATGCTTGTAACAACCTGAATATTTCGAAATGTATGCCCGCCGTCTTCGCTTATTTCTAGTTCCATGATGTATTTTTTAAACGGTTAAATTAACCTCTAGCTCTTCGCCTGTTAAAGCGAAATAAATATTCTGGAATTGGTGCAGGTATTGAATTTTAATTTCCGATGTCCGAAACCAAAGCTTTCCATGGTAATACTCAAGTCCATCAAAATAGTATCTTCCATTGCCATACTCATCTTCAAACCCGCACTTCTCTAGTATCTCCGGTGAAAGCTCAATGGGTAATACATTTATATCTTCATCGGTTAAATGAAATATCTGCGCATCTATAAACCCGCCATTGTGGTGGTATCTTACCCAGTTCCCTATTCTTAACTCTTTTGCGTCCATCAGTATAAATTTAGCGTTTTTCTATTTTCCAGATAAACTTAGTTAAGCCAAAAAACTCCGCATACTGCTTTGCCTCATCCTTGCTGTCAAACTCACGGAATACTATCCACTTTGGGGGGGGTTTCATGTGCCAGCGCTTTAAAGCCGATTCCAACGGCAATGAACCATTCCACTTTTCACCATCTTTTATAAAACTGTAACCTAAGTACTCGTCATTACAAACATAATGAAAAGTAACATCTCGGTCAAAGATGTCCACAGCTACTGCGCCTTGCTTAAATTTTTCTAAGTCGAATGGTATCATTGTTTTTGGTTTAATCTTCACCGATTGCTTTTGTGTTACATGGTCGCAATTCTCTTTGCAATTTAACCGCTCTATTGAACTGCTGCACGTGCAGGGGTATTTTAATTCCCTCATGGTTGTGGGTTTATTCTAAATCTCTTTTTTCGTCTCTTTCCATTCGCTCATAAGCGGCATCTTGTATCTGTTCCCTCAACTCCTCCACCTCTTTCTTCAACTCTGCTATCTTCAATTCTTGGAGGTTGTGGGAATCTATAAATCCTTGCTGATAAGATTCCATCTCAAGGCTCTCCTCGTATTTCGCGTGTGAATATCCTTTATACTTAATTTTTATTATCTCCCTCGCCAACTGCTCGCCAGAAAATTCAGATATATCTCCACGGTCTTTACCTAAACCGTCCATGGCCTCTCCCTCTCTGTATCCTTGGTTATAAGCATCCTCTATCTGCTGGCGTTCTTCTTTTAAGGCTTTTTCAACCATATCTGAAATATTAGAATCTTCAACAAGCCCAGTCATCCATGTTCCAAACTCGTTTTCGTACGCTATCTTTTCGATTAGATTTTTCATTGCTGTCTTCATGCTTCCAATTTTTGTATGATTTCACTTGTCTTGATTGCGGCTGCGGTGTAGTCTCCGGAGAGGATGAGGTCTGTTACTTCTTCATTGAACTTGACTTCTTCGCCATACATCCCTTCCATTTTTTGTAATTGCTTCAATACCTTCAACCGCATTTCAATCAACACGCCAGGGGATGTGAAATACTTCCAAATTGTTTCATCTCTCCTATCTTCCGGCACCTCTATTTCTTTGTCCAAAGCCTTGTTGAAAACAGTTATCATTTTTCTGTAACCGCCTTGCATCTTCTTCCACCCGTCAAACCGGGCAAGTACTTCTATCTGTGAGGGAGTGAGGGTCATGGTTAATTAAGTTTTGAAGCTGCTGATAAATAGATAACCTCTCCTAATGGCATATCGTGGTATTCAATTATCACTAATTCACCACAATTTATTTTGTCAATAATTTCTGATGTTACTTCAACATACCCCCTACCGTCTGAAAAAAATGCAGCGCAGGTAAACATATCTTTAACGTCTTGGAGGGTAGCGTTTAGCTTTATCGGGTAGTTCATATCTCTGTTTTTGGAGGTTCTGGAAAGTTAGTGTTACGCTTGCACCAGATAAAGTCTGGATACTTGTCTAAGGCCGTCCAGTGCATAGCCGCACATCTTACCCACCTTTTTTCAAATGTTGACCATCTGGCAACATCAACAAGACCATCGGCATCACCATCAGAAAATTTAGGCAACCGTTCGCTACAAGCTACCCACTCATGTTGGGATGCTTTCCAGTTTGCCCCTGCGTTAAATATTTCTGCAATGGCTTGGCTTAGTGAACCGGAGGGCTTTCCGTTTTTCAAATAGTGTTGAATGGATGCCTGCAAATACCACTTGTCATCTGTCCCACCTTGAAAGGTTAAAAAGTCCTCAATTGCTTTCTGAAATTGCTCTGGCTTACTCATGGTTTTTTATTGATGTAGTCGATAATAATCTTCTCTATCAGGTTCTTTCGTTTCCTGCCGTCCTTTTTGGCTAGCTTCTCTAGCTTGTCTAATACGTCTTGAGGGAGGGTAATAAGTATGTTCATATAGAATAAACGTAAAATGTTGTTAGCGGATCTACAAAAAGTTTATGATCACCGGCATCAAGAATAACCCTTTTGTCAAAAAAAAGAAAGCACTCTGCAAATTTTTACCTCGTCCGGATTTATCAGATAAACTTTAACTATGTCGTTAACTTGTGCTGGCTTTTCTACCCACATATTTAAATTTCTATTCTGAGATTCTTAACCATAAATTCCCTAACGGTGCAACCCATCCCAGTTAAACGATCACCGTACTCCGCGGCGTATTGGGCATTAGTGTAGTCAGGTATGATGTTAGCCGTAATGTCGCCTAAGCAGGAATCCGCCCTATGTTTAGAAAAGCTAACATGCTTGCTGCTTGGATTAGGAATGATGTAGTAACCTTCGCTAATAATGCGTGGGAAATAAGAACCTTCAATATCAACAGTGATTTGGGCATTGTTGTGGGCGTCAAATGTTGTAAGTCTCATGGCTTAATTGTTTATACAAATATATAGCACGTATATAACATTACCAAACTTTACCCAACCTTTTTTCAAATATTTTTAAACTATCGAGTAAGATACCCTGTAATTTTTGATGATGGCTCATGTACTTTATTCCCAGTTTCAGAAATCATTGTGTTATGCGTCACCTTGTACACGTTCCAAAACATAATCCTTGACCATTTTTTTAATCGGTTCTACAAATTCGACACGGACACGAAAGGCAATAGTTTTTGTTTCATAGTCTGCTTTTTTACGACCAGAGCCATCACGTTTACCGCCTTTATTTTTCTGTTTCTTCAATAATTTGTTTTGCATATCCTATTTGTTGAGCCCATATTTCACTAACAAGATGCTGTTTTGTATTGTCGCAAAGTGTTGTTAGCTTTAAAATAGCTATTCTTAATTTAGCGTTTTTGTTTTGCAACTTAATAATCATTTCGGTTGCTTTTTTATGTGAATCTTCCATATTATAAATCGTTTTGCATTATTGTTTTGAAAGTCATCACCCACAAATATGATGCGTTTATTTTTATAAGCAATCCACTTAAATAGACATCATATTTGTCTTTTTTTAAGTATGCTACCACCTGCCTTTTTTGGCAAGTGGTAGTAAATTGTATTTCTTTAGAAAGCATATACTTTATTGTTTGAAATTTCTACTTTCATTTTTTTTGCTTCAACCCAAACTTTTGCTACTTGTTCAGCAAGTTCATTTGTAGTCATTTCTACCATCATAAATCCAGTTGTGCAAGCATTTTTTACAGTGTTTTTTCCTGTGAAATTTTCTGTTGCTTCGATTAATTGTTTTGTAGTTGTCATTTTTTTATTTTTTAGTGATATGCTTAATTGCTTATCTGATACAAATAAACAAACTATTTTTGATAACTGCAAACATTTATCAAAGTATTTTTGATTTATTTTTAAACTATCGAGTAACTTACACGGTAATTCGCGGTTATGTCCGTAACAAATGCGAATAAGTCCACGTCATCGGGTAAAGTCACTAATACCTTGTTTTTTTCGGCCATATCGTACCTTTCGATTAAAGTTGTCAAACGTTCTACGTCTTTTGCTAGATAATCACCTACCTCTAGGCAGTTTTCTATGTTCCTAACTGCGAAAAGTACAGTTGTGTGGTCTCTGCCGAAGTATTCCCCTATTTGGTTCAGCCCCATCTTTAGTTTTGTCCGAAACAGGTACATTAATACGTGCCTAGCCTGAACGTATTTAGCCACCCTTAGTCTGCCCATTACTGGCTTCCTGTCTACATGAAAATAGGAACACGTTAGCTCTATTAGTCTTTCTTGTTGTTCTTGTAAAGTACTCATGAGTATTTTTTTATGATTTCTTCCAGTTCATCCCTTGTCCATTTGTACACCCTGCGCTGCGCCCTTTCCTCGAGATCCTTTACAACATCTTCGCCGTACTTTCTAACTAAGCCTATTCGGTATTGTTGCGGGTTGCCATGCTTATATAGGTTGCATCCGGCGCACTGGATATTCACGTTAACTTCATCGTATCTAAGTACAGAATAACCTTTAACAGGAAAATAATGCCCAGCCTGATTGCCTAAGTTATTGCAGCTAATACATAATTGCCATTCGTCTCGGTTTCTAATCCACGCATTGAATACCTTTTGCGCTTTCTCTAATAGTTTTGGTAAGGGTACGGATTTAGTTCTCATAGACATAACTTAAATAGTAAATGCACTTCGCTATCTTAATTTTTTCCTCTAGTGGTAAACTGCTTTTCTTAGCCTCATCCCAATAGCTTTGTTTTACTTCCTCGGTTTGGGTTTCTATTGGCTGAATTTTGTTTTCCCGTACTGCTTCTCTGTACCACGTTATAAAAATTTCTCTAGGTGCTTTATACTCCCAAATTTTGTAACTGGTGAAGTCGCGAGAATGGAAACGGGATATTAGCCAAGCCTTATCGCACATAATCTTTAAACGTTAAACCCCTTTGTACCATCTTATCTAAAAAGAACCGTAAAGCCCATAACTTTGCTACATCGTTGTTGTTACCTGCTTTTAACCGGCATTGCTCTATTTCATCCTTTGTGAGCTTCATTATTCCCATGTTCTTTAAGTAGTCATACATCTGAAACGCACTCTCCTTATCGGGCTTTAAACCCGCCTTGTAGGCCGTTAGAATACCATCGAAGAACCTTAACGCTGCCGCCATATCCATGTCTTTTATTTGTTTCTTACACTTGTTTAATTTATCTACATCTTCCTGGAACCTTACCTGCTGCCATTGTGAACTAAATGCAGCCTTCCAATCTTTCATTGCGTTGCCGTTGCTTAACTTCCAACCCTGCGCCTGATAGTAATTCCAGAACTTGTTAGCGTAGTGTAAACAAAACTCACTAGGCCATCCCATTTTTTCTTCCATGAACTTTGCAACCTCTGTTTGTAATGGAATTTTCATGCGCCTGTTGGGTTGAGGGAAGTCGGTTAATGATACTACTGCACCCATAAGAAAAAATTAAGGGGAGGTTACCACAAACACTATTTTATCCCTCCCCCGGTTAATAAATATCTTAGAATAATACCGATTGTGATTGCTTCTTAAATCTTTTCGCAGCCTCTTTTAAGTTTAAATTAGCCTGTTTAAAATAGCTCTCCTTTAGTTCTATACCTACTGCCTTTCTACCTAGTGAAACGGCTGAATAAACTTCTGAACCTACCCCCATAAACGGAGTGAGAACTACTTCGTCTGGATTTGAATACAAATAAACAATCCGATCTATTACGTCTAACTGCAACGGGTGTACGTGCTTTTCGTCATCATCTTCCCTGGAATCTTTAAATGGCAAAACATTGTCTATTCTAATATCGTCCCAAACGCTAGAGGCATACCTCTGCCATGTCAGATGTGATAACTTGTTTTCTTTTTGACTACCACTAAAAGTCTGCCACTTTTTTCTAAAATCTTCATAGTTGCCGTATGTTTCCTTATGTGCATCGAGAAAAGGAACATCGCCAAAATATTCGTAATCATTCAATCCGTTTGGATGAGTTACAGGTACTATGTTTTCTCCTTTCTTTTTAAATATCAATACATAATCAGGCATTGCCGTAAAACATCGAGTGGCATCTTCTACTATAAACTTGTGCATTAGGCTTTGTACCATCGTCCTCATCCTAACTTTTAATGGCTCTTTCCATATTGTTATTCTATTATGATACTCAAACCCGTGTTTTTCATGCAGCTTTATAACTTCACCTGGAAAATCCCAAAGCCTGCCAGTATTTGTATGAATATCGGTAACGTGTACTGCGCTTATCCTGCCATCCTTAGTAACCTTTGCCAACTGTGATATTAAAAATTCATACTGCTGCAAAAACTGCTCTTTGGTTTCACAGTTACTAAAATCGTTTTCGTGAGAGCTGTAGTTGTACAAACCAGCAAACGGAGGAGAGTAAACACATAAATCAATACTTTCATTTTCTAGAGTCTCTAGTACATACATACAATCACTATTGTAAATTGCGTATTGGTCTGTGATAACTTGATTTTTTACCATAAAAAAGATGGGAGTTTAATTTGTTTATCGAATGTTTTTTTATCTGTATTATAGCTATCGTTAATGTTTTTAGTAAGGTTTTCAAACATCTTTACCGCCTTATCCTTTTTTATTAAAAGCGTTTCCATAATCTTAATCTGACCATCTGACAAAACCAAGTCAACCGTTACAGGTCTATTTTGACCAAACCTCCAAAACCTCCTTATTGCTTGATAGTATTGCTCGTATGAATACGTAGGGAAATAAGTAGTGTGATTACAATGCTGCCAGTTTAACCCAAAAGCCGTGATACTTGTTTTTGTTATTAGCTTACTTATATCCCCTTTTGAAAAGGATAGCAATATCTCCTCCTTTTCATCTACATCCATGCTACCCATAATTTCCACAGCATTATTATCCATATCCTTTATTAACCTCGCTTCATCATTCAGATTTACCCAATAAACCGAAATATCATGCTCTAATGCCTTTTGATATGCTACCTCACACCTTTGGTTAATAGTAGCTCTTACCTCTGCTTTAATTTCTGCAAATCCCATAGCCGGAAGCGCAAACATTGTACCCTGACCATTAATCGCTAGAGGGTTTTCGTTTCTTATTACCGTTTGTACTTCGTTAAGTTCTGGTAGCTCATAACGATCATCAGAATAACCCAAATCTGAAGGCTTCTTACATGATATACTCCAACTCCCTACCCATTGCCAAAAGTCTTTTTCCGCATGAGGTTTTAAATAAAACTCCTCACCTTGTCTTGCTTTACTAATCTGTGATACCTTCGCTACATTGTTTTGGTTGTTCTTAAAAAACTTTCCCAACATATCCATATACCCCATATAACCTAATGCCTCCGAACTTGTCCCTAATTCTATATAATCATTAGGGCTAGGCGTAGCCGTAAACAAAAATCTATACTTAACCTTCTTTAAGAATGATGTAACCTGGTTTTTAATCGCTCCTTCAAAGTTTTTTAGTATAGAACTTTCGTCAAGGATAACGCAATCAAAATCAGAGCTATCAAAGTGTGAAAGCCTCTCATAATTACATACAACTATCTTTGTCTTGTACTTCCCGTCCTTTGAATATTCTATATCATCAATTCCAAAC